TTAATAGTCGTATAGCTTGTTGTTTAAACTTTTTACGCAGATTCTTTATTTGCTTGTATCCCGCCTTCCTTCCTCTCTCATTGCTTTTATAACCCAGTAGCTCCGCCACCTCTTCTTCGTCTTTATTTTTTATAAATAAGAGGTCATATATGTAAAATTGCTTTGGAGGCAATGCCCGCTCCATTTCCATGTGGAGCTTTTTCTCGGCACGATCAATGTCAAAAGTATCCCCGTGCAATTTAAAGATTTGGCCCGTTTCAGACTCCAAGGCAACGGCCATTTTTATATCGTACGCGGATTTTTTGGTTTGTTCCCATTTGGCGTAAAGAGGGCATTCCGAACACTGATTGCCGCTAGGAGTAAAGGCGCAGAGGGATCCTATTTTATCCCCGCCTCCCGGCACTCCTTGATTAAAAGGACAGTTTAGGCAGGGGCGCACAAAATTACTATAGTGGTTGCGGAGAATATTCTTCATTTGGTTAGTAATGATTTTATTCACCCAGGGCTCTAACGGGCGCACTTGATCCCAGTGGTCCCATTTCTGGTGGATATGAGTCCTTATTATTTGGCAGACGTCATCAAAGTCAAACCACGCTACCGAGGTCAAGAACCACTTAGACCTCCTCTTGAGTAATTCGTGATCTATCTGCTCCGCCTTGTCGGCGTATGTTGCTTTTTCAACCTTCGCTGACATCTCCCGATTGATCCGCTGAACTTTTGCATTCGTTTAAGGTCTCCTTGACTGCCTCGAATTTTGCGGCTGTATCGGGAGGTTGGGATTTGGCAGAGGCTTTCTTAGTTTTCTTCTTGGGTCTTGAGCCCTGTTTTCCTTTAGAGGGGGGCGCCCCTACTAAATCCGACAGGGACCCATAGGACCTTCCAACACCCCCATAGTCTCCATCTAGTTCATATTGGAGAGCATGTATGGTGGGAAGATGAGAGATATCTGTTCCCTCCGGATCTTCCTCGTGGGTCTGCGCGGTAGCTAGACCCTGCTTGGGTATAGGAGCTTTAACTCCCTCTTTCCCTCTCTGGATGCCGCAAGAGGGGCAAAAGTTAGGTTGCTTTAGTAAGTACTCTATTTTACTCCCGCAGGTACTGCAATATTCAAAATTCATAGTATATATAATATATACTGCAAGTCCTTATTATTCAATTATAAAAGATAGCCCGCGATAACCCTCGCCTGCCTTTTCATGAAAACTAAGGTATCTGCTTCGAATTTAGAAGTTTGAGATTCCCCGGTTTGGAACCCTATCACATTTTGAACGGCGTAGTCCTTTATGTAATCCACTCCTAATATTCCAATGATTTTCCCATTAAGGGTTTTGATGGGGACATTATAAATACTCTTCACTCCTTTTAGCGCCAACAGTCCCGCAAAAGCATGATCGTCCATGTTCTCTACGTCAGTGTAATCAAACCGCTCTTTCTCGACGAGCTCACTAATATAATGATGATAATTAGACACCCTGTGGTCTTGCGAATTCTGACACTCCGCACTAATTCCCTCTTGAACTATTTCGTAGGAGCAGCTAAACTTTTGCTGGCCTCGTCCGGAGAAATAACTGTGGCCATTATGGAACTCTAGAACATATGCCCGATCCGCATCCATCTCACACATAGTGTAATTGAGGGCTGTATAAACATTCTCGTTCTGCTTTGTCTCGGATTCAATAGTGGTACACTCTTTTGACACCAACCTATGACGCAGATATACAGCTCCCAACGTGGCCACACACGACAGGATAGAGGCAGAAATGTAAGTGACGAGCTCCCACTCCATTACCTAAAAGAATCGTAATCCTCTTTCTTGCAAAACTTAAGCATTTTAGTCCCATCTTCGTCAATGGCTGCAAAGGCGTATCTCAGTCGAATGTCTCCACTTTTGGTTTTGTTCTCTAAGAGCCTTTTTGTGACCTGATCGGTAGAAATCTGGACCTTCTTGCGCTTGCGGACATTATAGAATTCTATCATGCTCTTTAATTACACGTATTTTGTCCTCGAATTGAGGCGAGAAACGATAAATTTCAAAATTACGCTCCGCTTAATGTCATTTTCATCAAACTCAAAGCATTCTATCCCCTTGGACTGACTCTGGGCATCATTGAATAACTGATACATTCCCTGGAATCCAGTCTTCCCGTTGATATCGCTTTGCATGGTGTCTCCACAAATAAAGAGTTTGGTGTTGTGCCCTATTCTTGTAATAAGGGTAGTAAGCTCCTTAAAGGTAAAATTCTGTGCCTCGTCCGCAATAACGACTTTATCTATCCAATTTGCTCCCCGCAAGAAATTAATGGGCATAGATTGAATTCGCCCTTTTTCCAAAAGCTCTCTTTTGAGAGTATTGGTCTTGGGGAGCATCTCTTCCAGCTTATCATTCAAGGGTGCCATATAGGGATTGAATTTTTCTTCCACATCTCCCGGTAATGCCCCCATCCCTTTCTCTGCGCTTTCGATAATGGTTCGAACGTATAAGAGATCTAATTCCTCTCTCGCACTTAATAACCTTAGGGCGGAGTAGACCGCCATATACGTCTTGGTAGAACCGGCAGGACCGTTGATAAAGATAATCTTAGTCTTGGGGTCCAGCGCTGTAGAGAGTAGGCGTAATTGCTTTTCGTCCAGCTTCTTACACTGAACGCTTATCTTTTGCGGTAACTGAGGAATGCGGAGTTTGGAACCTTTTTTTGCAGCCATGTACTTTCTATTTTTCACTCGTATCTCGTTTTAGTGTAATATTTAGTGTGAGTTTTTCGGAAATAATGACGGCTTTGTCTAGAATGTACAATAGTTACGACGCCACGTGCTGGTTAAATAAGCCTCGACGAGTCCTAAAGGGTGGATCCGTCGCCGATGCATTAAAGGACGGAAAGACAGGGGACGCTACTCTAATTCTCCAGAAAGAAGGGCGTTATAAAAAACTTTTCGGCGAGCGCCTCTGATTTTACGAAGGGGCTCTGTTTTTTTTTAATCCGGCCATTTATTCCTAATAAACCGTTTCCAGGGGAGATTGAGAAATACCCCCCCACCGCCATGACCGAGTGACCACCCCAATTGAAATCCAAAAAATGGGGCTGGGAGTCACTTAACCCCCCCCTCCCCTCATTTTGTTGAACCATTTGTGTTTAAAATGTTTAATGCCATGACGGGACTTGATCGCCGTGCAAGTCGATTTCTAGCTCTTCCAATTCATCCCAGATCTTTTCTTGCTCAAGATGGGCGTTGACGACTAACTGCTTCGCCGATTGGCAACCTGCATCAGCAAGCGGGGTTTCTCTAACTATAACAGCAAGAGCTTTATCCATTCGGATCTCTAGATCTGGATTGCGTTGAAAAGATTGGTCGGCGTTTTGTGTGATACTGCTCATGGTTTATGCTCTCCTATCTAGGTGGATTACTTCGGTTTTGACTTTGCCAAATCCTGGGTGAAATTCAATGTCCTCTTCTCGCATAATGCGATTGAGACTGGGCTTGCTCATGGCAGTCCGAACGCGAGGCGAACCGCCTATGCGTAGATTGAAAATTGCGACATTCCAAAACTTGTGGAATCTCCGTACTTCTATTCTTTTTTCTAACATAATATAAATCTAGTTTAGTTTTGAGGTTTTGTCAAATTGTTTTTTAGTCATTCAACCAAGAGTGACGGCGAAGCGAATCGGTTGGAATCGCCAAACGCTTTTGCGAGCGATAAACCCGAAGCAAAGCGTAAGTGACAACGCCATCTTTATGGAAACCCTCGACAACGCCAACGACATTCCGAGGAGTGAGGACTACATCTTTAATTTTAATCATGCTATAATATCGCACCAAAACGCCCAAAAGTCAAGCCCATAGGCGAAAACAATTCTACTTTTGTTTTTGTCCTATTCTACTGCCCGTGGTTGCGTTGAACACACAAGGCGCAAGCGGTGCGTTTGTGTTCAGCTGGGATATGTGGTGCGCTTGTGTTCATCTGGTGCGTTTGTGCAAAACGCTTGCGTAAGTGCTTGACTATCAAGGACTTGGGCGGCGCCGGCAGGGCCCGAGGTGCAAGTCGTTGATACTCAACAAGTTACGCCTTAAAGGGGGTGTGTTTAAGTTCGTCTGGTGCGTTTGTGTTTAAATGGTGCGTTTGCGTACAAAAAAACCCCCTGAGTCATCAGGAGGTTTTGGTTGGAAAATGTTTTTTAGGTTATAGACTTATAAACTGCAATCGTTGCGACTAATATAATAATTTCCATTTTTCACCAGTTGCTTGGCATTGTGCCGTGGTCAAGAAATTGTTCTGCCTCACGAACCGAGCAACGCATATCATCGCAAATGTCCGCGAGCTTTTCGTCTCGTGCTTCCAGAGCGGATTGACGATGGCGAGCGACCTTGCAAAATCTTGGGTCGCCTTGAGCAATTGCCATTTCCTTGAGCTGGGCAAACAAATCCCAAGAAACGAGATCTTGCTTGCAAAAGTTAAAAGCACATTGCTTGCGGGAAACGCCTTCGGTTTCCAAAATGCACCGAGCTTTTTTGTCGTTGCGTAGGCTTAAACTTGCTTTGATCAGTTTTTCTGATACTTTCGAGAATGTGATAAATAATAATTCCATAATGTTTTTTGTGTTCTTTCTGTTTTTACTTGGTTGTTTCAGTCTTTACAATACTGGCAAGCCTATCGTTGGCAAGGTGAAAAATGTTTTCTAAACGCTCGGCAACTTGCTCTGCAAAGAGTTTTGCGAATACGCCATCTGAAGCCATTTTTGAATTTGCGAGATTGTGCATCGGCTCAACAGCCTCGATGATGTCCCGAAGGGATTGGGCAGTTCTAAAAGTCTCCGAATCAGTTTTCCCGATCAGAGGCATGAGAGATGTTTTTTCTTTTCTAATTGTTATCATACTATAAATATAGACCCGAAATGGCATAAAGTCAAGCGATTTGGCAAAAATAATTCAACTTTTGTTTGTGCACAATTCTCCTGCGTTTGGTTGCATTAAACACAAATGGTGCAAGTGGTGCGTTTGTGTTCGTGTGGGGTATGTGGTGAGTTTGTGTTCAAGTGGTGAGTTTGTGCAAAATGCTTACGCAAGTGCTTGACTATCAAGGACTTGGGCGGCGCCGGCAGCGCCCGTCCCCCAAGTAGTTGACTATCAACTACTTACGAAGCGAATCCAGTCCATTAGCACGATGCTCACGATGTATAAGCTGACCGAATACGCAACCGCATTGATGGGGTTGGCGTACTTCTCAAGATAGTATTGAAATGATTTCATTGTGTTTTTTGTGTTTTTGTGGTGAGATTATGTTTTTACCAAGCGTAAGAATGCTTGTGGTAAAGTCGTTTGTGGTCAATGCTGTAAACCGCACTTGCGAAATAACAGGAATCCGCAAGGGCTTTCGCTGTTTCAAATTTCCAAAAGAATTTGCCTTCGCAAATAAACTTGGCTCGGCAAAGGTGTTTTAAGAAAAAGTGTTTCATGGTCTTACCCTAAAGCAACTGCAAGAAACTTGGAGCGGTTAAACCCTGCGTTGAATTTCTCAAACTCATTCGCAAGGTCAACGGCGATTTGCTCAATCTCTCGACTGGCGGATTCGTCAACTGCTGAGTTGAAGCGGTGAAAAAGTGCGTTGGCAATAGCGGTAAAATGTTTTCTTGTCATAATGTTTTTTTTAGGTTGTGATGGTTTTGAATAAAAGTAAAATTGCAAATAAAATTATCGCTTCCATTACTCGAAAATGCCTCGCATTTCTTCGCTTACTGCGTCCATGTCAACGAGGTTTTCGTCTTGGTCAAAATCTTCCTCCTCTTTGTCGTTCTCGACTGCATCTAGGGAAACGAACTCTTGCTCGATTTCTTGCTTGGAAGCGTTTTGCACGCCATGCTCGACAACGAGCTTTTCGGCGAGTGCCTCGCTTTTGAGGTTCTCGACCAGTCCCTTAAACTGGGAAGGAACGGCGTTGCCGTTGGCGTTAGCCAATGCGATTGCTTGGCGAATGTGGTTGAAGTCTTTCTCAATTATCATAACTACATAATGACAGAATTTGACTAAACCGCAAACTAATTCGCATGGAGTAGCGCGTTTTGTTCATAAGTGCCTGACTGTCAGAAAGATAAAAATATTCTTTTTTCTGATCTTTTTTTCAAAACTTCGGAGCTTTTTGCATTCTCGACTTTTTTTGTGGCACAACTCTTTGACGCTCAATGGGTTACGCTAAAAAAATCCCTTCTAAAAACAGATTGGCACGCCATCTGTACGCCGCTTTTGTAACTTGTTGCCCGTCAAGGACTTGCGCCTCCGGCGCAGGGGCCGGTCCGCAAGTCGTTGATAACCAACGGCTTAGGGAGGAGGTGGTGAGATTGTGTTTTTTTGGTGAGATTGTGCTTATTTGATGTTATTGGGTATTTCCATGTGCTGGGGCGCGCAAGTCATTGATATACAGTAACTTAGAGAACTAAGTTAACTACAGCTATTAGCACACAAAAAATTACAAAAATTACAAAAAACATTATTTGCCCTATTAGATTACTTTATGCTTGTAATTCAAATACTCCTTGATCTGGTGATAGTCCAAGTTCCTCGGTTATCTCGATAAGCCTATTCTCATTTGCCATGACGCAATCCACGGAGACAATGCGATCATTGGGCTTAGTTCTATATAGTGGATTATGCTTATTCATAAAGACGGGTCGCCCGTCCATAGTGGTAAGCACATAGGGATTTGATTTTTGCAACTCCTCTGTGATTTTCATTACTCTATTGTACCTTTATAAGTCGGAAACGACGAACTCCCGTAGCGTGAGCAAAGCGAGACTTTATAAGCCTATCTGCTTTGGGTAGCGGAAGCGGAAGGGATTCAGTCACCCAGACTGCTCCCGCTTTGTTGAGAATGCTTTGTAGTATATACATAGTTTGTGTTTTTTTGGTTAGCTTGAATGGTTCAAGGGTTTTTCGATTGCAGGAATTAAATTCCATGCAGGGTGACCCTTTGGGGCTTTAGCAGACTGGACACCGAAGTCCCGAAAGGTAATGTCTACCACATCCCAAACATCGGAGACTTGAGCCATCCATTGGTCTTTTGTTGGTGCATCGACTTGATAGGGTAAAGTCTGGTAAGTGCCGAGCTTGTCACCATTGGTGAGCGTCATGTCAATGCGAGCTTGACGGAAGTTAATATAGGGAATGTTCTTTTTAATCTTAATCATGGTTTAATTCTCTCAAATTTTGGATGAAATGTCAACCCCTAATTACAATCCAATCGGACTGCATATCTGCCACGAAATCGTCAGCGTCTGCTTGAGACGGAGCAGAAATCGTAGCGAATTGTGGTTTGCCCGTCACACGATGGACTGCCACGACATTGAAGTTGAGAAGCGGAAGGAGTTCTATTGAATGTGTCATGTAATAAAGATACGCCCATTTGCCCACAAAGTCAAGCCTACAGAGCAAAAAAAATAAAAAAGATTTGGCACGCTATCTGTACCCCGCATTTGTAACTTGTTGTCTGTCAAGGACTTGCGCCTCCGGCGCAGGGCCCGGCCCACAAGTCGTTGATAGATAACGACTTACAGAGGTAAAATCAGGATAAGGCAAACTGAATGTTCATTATAAGCTGGACGAATAGCAAAACCGCTATTGCATAAAGAATGTATTTATTTTTCATTATTTGGTTATTTTGTGTTTTTTCTAAAGTTCCTCGGTTGACATGATGAATCCGTCAACATCAACATTTTGGATTTTTTCCTTTTTAGCTAGTTTTTTTGCGATTCTCATTGCCCTTGCTTTTCCCTTTACTTCGTCAATAACATCAAAGAAGCCCAAAGCGTCTGTGAAAACAATTTGAAACCATTGTGGAAAGTTTGCGTTTTTTGCGATTTTAATAATCATTTGTAATAATATAGTAAATTGCTAGAATTGAGAGGAATATAATAATCTCCATTATGCAAACGCCCCACGCATTTGGGGCGAAACATTTTCCATGTCCGTTTCGTTTTCGTCATTATCGAAATCGACTTTTCCCTCATGGTCGAGAGCGTCAAGATGGTCTGCTTCATCACGAACATCTTCTTGCGTTGGCGGTAAAAGCTCTTCAATGAAAGCACCTTGTTGAGCAAGGACTGCTTGGTGAGCTTGGCGAATGAGTTCTATTCTTTCTGATTGTGTCATAATATAAATCTAGTCGAGTTTAAGGAAAATGTCAAGTTTTATGTGAACCTTTTTCTCTCTCCCTTTCGGGTTGTAGGCGTGTGCTGACGCCTCGTTGTTCGATGCATTGGATGGTCTTACGAATGCCTTATACGGACTTACATCTGCCATTCTTCGCAATGCATCTACAGAAAAAGCAGGGCTTAGAGGGAATTGAACCCCCATCTCTCGCTTATCTCCACAGTTGATCAAACCGCCCACTACTTTATCTAGAATTTCGTGGTGAAGGAGGGCGAGGCTTTACCATTAAGCTATAAGCCCACAATAAATTTTAAAGAACAGACTCCATTATGACACCTCCTGCCAGAAGTGCAAGATAAAAAATGCCCATTTAGGAAAATAGTTATAACTCGCTGGCTGTCAAGGACTTGCGCCTCCGGCGCAGGGCCCGGCCCACAAGTCGTTGATGTTTAAGGACTTACAACGGAATTGGCGTGCCAAAATCAAGACACAAAAAACCCCCACCTTTCCGAAGGGTGGGGGTCTATTTGAACTTCAACCTAACCGCAAAATACTATTGAGTACATTATCACCCAAGGCAGAAGGATAAGTAAATCCCAATACTCACTCACCTAATGCCCCTTCTATTACTGGACGAGCAACGAGATTACGAACGGCATAACCGCTCTTTCCGTATTGCTTGCCACGCACGACTGACTTAAAGGTACGACTTGAAAAGTCATAATAAGCCGAGACGGCAGAACCTGCCTTGTTTATATAAGTGAACCAAAGCTTTTCGCCTACTCGCTCAACACCTTGAGGTTCGTACTTGGCAACTGCGAGTGCCTTGTCTGTTATGAATGAGAACATTGATTGCATTGTTTTTTTCCTCTGTTTAGTTTATAGTTCAGTAAGTAATTCGTCAAGACGCTCAACATCAAGAGCGGAGTCATTATAGGCAACCCTATCGGGGGTTTCGGTATATCCGACTTCTCGCATGGCATCAACAAAAACTTGATAGCTTCCGCATTCTTTTGCGAACTCGTACATCCCTTCATCGTTGCCTATCCACAAGGCGACATTCCAAGTTGCGTGGTTTTTCCATCCGTTGTAAGTGGTATCAGTCATTGTTCTTGCCTATGGTATAAGGTGAGTGGTGGAGAAGTCGGTCAATCTTCTGTTCGAGAATCCTAACCGCTTGAACGCATTTCTCAAGAGTCATGGCAGGAGAGATTTTCGTGCCGTTCTTGAGAACGATATAGTTGTTTAATTGAGTATCCATTTTAGTATTCTCCCAAATTATGCCTGATTTGTCAACCCTAATTCGTTGTTTTTTTCATCTCTTCCAATATAGAGATTGGCAATGAATTGTGCCCGAAAGTCTCCTTGAAGGTTAGCCATAAGCTCGGTTAGTTGCTCCTCGGTTTGGTGTCCTAGAACATCATCGTATGTCGCGAGGGGAATCATGTTGTCATTATGGAAAACGGCAACTTCATAAGTGCCTTCCGAAACATTTCCATAGAGTCCGCTTCCCTCTCCTATGTTGGAGACGACGGAAATCTCCGTGTTGTTGCCCAAGTCGAGCTTGGCTTGAACGCCATTCGGGTGGTTGGCGTGTGAGTTGAAAACTAAGTCATTGAAGTTTTTGATTGTCATAACTATATAGTGACAGAATTTGAGCATAACGCAAGCTTTTTCTTTGCTAATGCAAAAATAGTCCTAAATCGTTGACTGTCAACGACTTGGGGGCCGGCGCCAGCGCCGGCTGTGCAACTCCTTGATTCTCAAGGACTTACAAAACCTCTACCCACCAATAACCTTCTGACTCTGTGACGATGGTGTCCCAGCCATTTTGCCCTTTCTGATAAGCAAAAGTCCTGGCGGCGTGTTCGTATACAAACTTATACATTATATGTTTCCTCCTAATCCAAGTCGTTCCTTCATGCTCGTTAAGTCATTAAGAATATCAAGCAAGATGTCCTCGGCAGATTCAAGAGAATACGGAGGCGTACCATACAAGATATTATTGCGAACTATTTGCTCGATCTCTCCTAGAATGTTAAGTTGCTCCTCACTCCTCTCATAGTCTCCGTCGGGATTGGAATATCTTTCCAAAAAAGAACTCCAGTCGTTTTGAGCTTTCATGTGACGCTCGGCATTCTCTAGATTGCGTTGCTCAAAGCGATGTTCCATGATTTCATCCATTGTAACCACAGGCTTTTCTTCGTCAAGTAGTGTTTTATTGAATCTTGCCTCTTCTAATTTTTCCTCAGCGAATTCCCTTTTCAACTCGGCGTATTCCCTGGCGTCTTGTTCGTTTTCTGCGTAACTGCTCATAGTTTATAATCCTTGATTTTCGTAATAGTTAAGTGTGCGTTGCCATTCCTCCTCATAAGCCTCGTAGTCTTCGCCAAATCCTGCTTCTTGCACTCTGTGCATATACTCATAATGCTCTTGCTCGGATTGTGCGAACATCTCTAAGTCCCGAATCTCGGAAGCGTAGCGTTCTCGTACATCATCGTACTGAGCCCCGAATACATGGTCTGCGTGTTCTCTTGCTGTATCAAACATAATTTTAGAATCTTAGGTTTTTGAGTGATGTGTTTTTCTTGAGCCATCTGCGGAGTGGATGAAATGCTTTGGCTGAGAAGTGAGCAAGATACTGCTGTCCGTTCTTGGCGAGAATCATGTGACCACTTGCCGTTGCTCGAATCTCCTCGATGTCGGGACATTTCTTCAGTTGTTTCATTACTTTTCGATTACCGCTTTCTGAATGTTTCATGGTTCCAGTATGACAGACTGGGCATGGAATGCAACAAAAAAAAAGACCAATTAGAAGATAGTCATAACTCGTTGTCTTACAACAAGTTGGGAGGCGGCTCCTGGCGCCCGCGCCCAAGTCGTTGACTGAGAGGGACTTACGCCGGCCAGAACCAGACCACAAGAAACAAAATCACAAACGGCAACGCAATAGCTGTTATTAGTTCAAACATTTTTTGTTATTAGTTAAAGTTTAGTAGCCTAACCAGTCTAAAACATCTTGGGCAAGGTAAGTTTCCTTGTCTCCTAATTCATCAAAGAATTCTTTTAAGTCTACAAGCCCATGGGCTTTTAGCTCTTGGCAAGTTCTTTCCCTGGAAATCATTATGCCCTCGGCTGAGTCGTAGTATTCGCTAAAATTGTCGCCCCTCACGAATTTACCCCCTCTTGAACGAAACCCGTTTCGTCTTTCTTGGCGAGACCTTTTTCGATAAGCCCGACAACATAACCGCCTTGCTTGTCA